GGATTTTTTTATCAAGTAATTCCATAAAATCTGTTTCTAAAGTTTTTATTGTATCATTTGGACCTGCTGCGGCGTATGTCTTTTCATAATATTCTTTAGCTTCCATAGCCAATGTTGGCATAACAATAGTAACTGGACAAATGTTTCCGCGGCCATCCTTTGTTTGAGGATTTGTGCCAGGTTCAGCATTTATATCGCTACCATTATATGTTCTACATCCCATTGTTGATACATATGTTTTAGGATCATTTCTATCATATCCTGCATTTACTGACCAATCTATATTAACATAATTTGGATATAGTCTTTGTGCGGTTGATCTTAGAGCTAACTTGAATAAATCGTAGTTAGGATCTCCAGGAGCACGATTAACACCTTTCATACATTGGAATATACCACAAGGGAATATAGGAGTTTTTCTTACTTTTCCAACACCTTCAATAGAACCCTCTAATAATGCTTTTGTAACCATTCTACCTTCAGGTAAAGTGCAAGTACCATAATTGATTGATGTAAATGGAAGTTGATTTCCACTTCTTGATTGTAAAGTATTTAAGTTATGATACATACCTTGAACAGCTTGCATTAATTCTCTTTCAGTCATTCTCATTGCATATTCATATGTTTTTGGATATTTTTTATATCTTTCATCTTCAATAGACCAATCTAATTGAGGTAAATCATCATCAAATAAATCTAATTCTTTTCCTTCAATATATTTTAGTCCATCTTTAAAATGTTTACAAAAACTCATACGCACATATGGAACCATAGTCCAATCTAAATGACTTGCGCTAACGCCGCCAAATTGTTGTAGTGATTGTAATTGAAATAATACAGCTACCAATTGAAATGCAGTATTAATTGAACGAGCTGGTCTAACATCTGTTTGTCTTGTATTAAATCCTTCTGCCAATAACTTATCAAAAGGAATAGTTAAACAGTTATGTTCACCAACAGCATAAGCATCTAAATCGTGAATATAAATTTCATTATTTAAATGATTTTCTCTTGCCATATCACTAACGATATAATTAAGAGCATAATCTTTCATTAATTCACTTCTAGCTTCACCCATGCGGCCGCCAAATGAATACTCATCTAAATTAGCATTTTGATTTTGAACATTAGAAGCATCAATTTTTTCTTTGATGTTTTGCATTAATTTGCTATTAGCATTTCTAATTTTTGTTCTGTTTTCTCTATATAGAATATAGTTTTTTGCAACATCTTTTCTTTTTGTTGCCATTAGACCTTTTTCAACAAGGTCTTGAATTTCTTCGATATTAGGAGTTTCATCAACATCCAAATAATATCCTTCAATATAACTTGCTATGTTTTCAGCTTTATCTTTAGCGTAGTCAGATATTTCACCGTCGACATCTTCGAATGCTGCGAGAATAGCTCTCTCGATTTTCATTGGGTCGAAATCTACTAATCGACCATCACGTTTAATGACTTTCATAGTCTCCTCCTTAATTATTTAAATTATTTTAAAGGATTTAAACCTTTCAGATTTATTTTATTTTTTGCCTATATCAATTAATCATTTTTGTCTGAACACTTGTCGCACGTACAGTCTTTAGCACAACAGCGCGTATAAGGACTGCTTGGTGATGTTTTAGTATCAAAAGTTATATTTGAACAACCTTTTGGATAACTAAATGACCAATTTAAAATTGGGAATATTCTTTTACATTCTGGACAAAAAATTTCATGATGATAATTTGTTGTGCTAGGTATATCATTATATGTCCAGGTAGGATATGTATCCATAGTAGGACTAATAACATCGTCCCATTCAAACGAGAACCTGCAGCCGCAATAAGGGCATTTAGTTTCCATATAACTTTTAAAACCATGTTCTATTATTCTTTTCATATCTACTCCTCTGCGGCATTCTTTCTCTCATGCTCTAATTTCATATTGCCGCCATCAATTTCTAATATTTTATATAACTGATGTGTTTGCGTTTTTGTGTATGTCTTTGCAACGAACATATCGTCTCTTCTAAAACCAGTAACCATTACTTTTGTTCCTCTTGTGAACCAACCCTTTTCAGTTACCTTCTTTGTTCCATCTTCTTGAATTTCACTCAATTGACGATTATACATTGCATAATATTCTTTTGTAAACTTAACAACTACAATACCTTTTGTTGTTAAAATTGTTATTGAACTTTTTGTATCATTTTTATTTATAACAGTTCCTATTATCTTAAAAGTTTGATAAATTGGTATCTCTTTACCATTTCTTTTAAACATTGTATCAATAGGAGGTTCTGTTGGTAAGTCAAAGAAATTTGTTATACCATATTTATATGTATTAACATGAGCTAATTCGTGTTCATGATAGTAGAAACATAATGATTCCATCTCCCATGCGGAGATATTTCCTTGAGCATACTTATCCCAATGCTCTTTAAATAATACCGTATTAAATTTCTTCAACATTTCTTCTTGATTATTTTGTAACCATGTGCGGGCATCCGCCATAACATCTTGATAAATCTTGTCCCATCTTGTTTGTAAGATACAAGTTAAACCATTTATTACTTCTAACTGGTCTGCGTCAAAGAATTTATTATAAAATTCTTCACAAGATGGATTAAATACATAATATTTTCCAACTTTTTGATTTGCTTTTAAATATTTATTAAATACAAAAGTTCTTTTTTGAAAATCTAATTCTTCAGGAATTAAATTATGTTGTAATAAACCATTAAAGTTTTGTAAAGTTAATCTCTTTTTTGCATCACAAACTTTACTTAAATAATATGCCATCGTCCAGATTCGAGGTTCAACATTTGCGGCTGCCGCATTTTCTTTATCTGTCTTATCAAATGCACCCGCTTTAATCAAACTAATCATTGCACTTTTATTCAATGGACATTTTGCCATAAAATCCGCAATTCCCGCATAAGGACGATTAGCTTTTATTTGTTCAATAATCGGACCTCCAACATTATTTAATGCTTTCATACCAAATAATATTTCATTATTATCTACATCTGGTTGAAAACTATAATCTGACCTATTTATATCAACTAAACTAACTTTAATACCTTTATTTATTATATCTCCTAATGCTTTTGCTATCTTACTATAATCTGTTGACTTTTCTTTTTTCTCAACAATATATCCATCTTCATCTTCTTCAAAATCACTATCTTCTTCAAGACTTCCACTATTTACAATTAAACATGCTGTGTTTCAATATATTGGATTCCATCTTGTTGCTATATACATAGTTTGAAATCCGATGAAACTATATGCAAGAGCGTGAATGATACTAAATGAATAACCCATCTGTGGACCAACGCCGCACTTCCATATATAATTACCCATACATGGACTAGACGCTTGATCTAATACCTGTTGTCTTAATGCAGGGATCTTGTTCATTTGTTTCTTACCAACTATCTTACGTGCGGCGTTCGCTTCCGCAAGAGTAAAGTTACAAATATCTTTATCCATTAACATTCTCATTAATTGCTCTTGACTTGGTGGAACACCATGAGAACTCTTGAAGTATGGCTCTAACACTTTTTGTTCTTCTTTTGTTAGACCATAACTATCCATTTCTTTATACCATAAATTTATATTATTTTTAAATCTAATATATTTTTCCATTGGAGTTTCTTGACCCCTTTCTGCGGTCATCAATCTCATCAAACCATTTGCATCCGCCATTTCCATTATATTTGTTGGTTTAATTTTCTTTGCGGCTTGACCTCCAACATCGCTATCAAATTGAAAGATATTTAAAACACTATTATCTTGTAATACTTTCCAATATTTATTATCTTCAATAGGAAGAACATTTGGATGAAAATATTTATCATATACTTCTCTTAATGTTAAATCATCTTCAATTTCACCATAATCTTGCAACATCTTAATTGCTTCTGTTAATTTATCTTGAACTTCTGTTACTAAGAAGTCATATTTCGTCATACCACATGCTTCACACATATGCAAATCATATGCTGTGATAACTTCACCTTTTGGAGTTCTCATAAACGAACCAAACTCATATGGATCTTCATCAAACAAGATAACTCCTGAAGCATGACTACTTCTTTTATTTACTAATCCCTCGATACCAGACATAATATCTAATAATCCTGGAAACATATTTACTTCATTAATAAATGATTTAATTGGTTTTCTACCTTTTTCTTCATCTCCATTAATAACATCATTAAGCGGCCATAAGAAACCACGTTCACTTGGGATTAATGAAGATAAATACTGTGCTGTGTCAACATCTATACCATCAGGATATTCTTCACTACGATATCCGCGGCAAGCGGTTAATATCGTTGATCTTGTTCCTTCTGTACCAAATGTTGCTATCAATGTACAACCGAGATTCTTCTTACTCAAATCATCTATTTCCGCCTTAAAATTTTGTCCTCTTTCTTTTTTAATTTCATTTAAAATCTTAGGACGCTTACTTGGACATAAATCTAAATCTATATCACCTAACTCAACACGCTCTTTATTTAAATATCTCCAGAATGGAAGATTCCATTGTATCGGATCAAGTTGAGTTATACCTAATAAATAATGATTTAAACCTGAACAACTTGAACCACGACCTGCACCAACTATACTGCCGCACTCCCAGAATAAGTTAACATAATGTTGAAGAGTTACTGGATATGCGAACATATTTGTTCCTAATTTTTCACTGATTGTTCTTTTTATATCCGCCTCTTCTTCTAATCTATCTAAATATTGATGATTTAATTTTCCAAGTTTATCTAATCTATTAGAACATTGATTAACCCAATATCTTTCTATCTTATCATCTGATTGAAACATACTAGATAACACAGGCCACTCATCTTTTGCAAAAGCTCCTTTATCAATCTTTGGATAATCTTTAACTTCTACATGCGGAATCGTTTGCGCATGAGCTAAACTATAATTTTCTATTTTTTCATATATTCCATAACTATTTTCAAACATTTCATTTATAAATTCATCACTAAAATCAGACGCTTTTAAATGTTCTATTATTTCACTATTATCTTGAAGATATGCAAATTCATAAAACTCATCTACTTCACGCTCACCAAACTTACTATTCAAATATGCTTTATGAACATATCTATCTTCTTTTTTAAGATAATGTGCATCTGTTCCAACAACCATTTTTAAACCAAATGCTTTTGCTATTGCTGGAAACCTTTTATTTACTAAAATTTGTTCACGACTTGTACCAGGCGCACATTCAATATAAAAATTATCTTCTCCAAAGATATTTTTGCACCACAATAAAAAATTTACTATATTATTATGAGCAATTGCCGCCCCATTTGTATCATTTGTTTTTTCACATTTAATTAATTCTAATGTATTAACACTTAATTCTCCTCCAAGACAGGCTGTTGTTCCAATTAAACTATTTGGATACTTTGTTAATATTTCTTCCAAGTCACTTTTTAATGTTGGAACTCTTTCTAATCCTCTATCCCAATAACTATTCATCCAGGCCCTTGATGATAATTCTCTTAATGCTCTATGACCTATCTTATTTTTTGCTATTAAGATAAAGTGATAATATCTTTGTCCACTATCTCTTGTATCAGTTAAATATATTTCATTTCCTAATGCTATTTTAAAATTAGGATGTTCTTTTTGAACTTCAGATTGATAAAAATTAATTTCTGGATGCGAACTAATACATTCATGATCCGTAATTGCTATTCCTGACAATTCCAATTCAATAGCTTTATTTATTAAATCTTTTGGACGATTAATCGAATCCAATAGACGAAGATTACTATACATTGTATGACTATGAACTTCAAATCTGCTATTCATATTATCTTCTCCCTTCATTTTTATCTATATATATTATAACAAAAAATTAAATAAAAGTCAAATAGACTACTGTATTGGGTAGTCTAGTTCTTTACATTCTATACCGTGTGAATTAAAATATTTTAATAAACTATATCGTTCACTACAAGGATTACTTGGAGCTTCATATACTATTAATACAGCAATAGGTTCTTCTTTTATTTTATTTTGTTGACAATAGTCATTACAAAACTCTGTAATTCCTTTCATCATTTTGGGAAGGTCTATTAATTCAAGCTCATGTTCATAATTACTTACAAAAGCACATTTCATAGGGTCTTTGTTTTCACAAGGACATCCACAGTCTCCATTATTTCCTTGAACTATTATTGGATGAAGCCGAAGTCCATTTAACACTCCTCGCTTATCAGTGAAAATATAATCTTTATCTTTAAAATCATGATATCAAGCTGGGTCTGATAAAGCTGTAGACATTGGTATCATATTAGGTTTAAAATTACGGATTTGATAAAAATATGATAATCTAATCTTCATATATATATCATTCCTCTCTTATATCTTGAGAATCAATAACTAAATAATGATTTGGTTCTTCAACATCATATAAAAAATATTGATTTAATTTTACAGATACAGTATCTGGATAATCATCTCCATGTGGATTTCATTTAAAACTAACTTCCATAGGAATTTGTTTATCTTTAACTTGCCTAAAAGTTGTATCAATATTATAGGCGTCCATTGAAATAAAATTTTTAAATTTTTCCAAATTATCAGTAGTTAATTGACAGGCATTATATTCAATATAAGTAGGAACTATAATTTTTGTCATTTTACTCTCCTTTGCGGCTGCCGACTAATGTTGGAACGAACTGCGTCTTCCGCCTTTAGCTCTTACTCTTGGATTTGTATATGAGTGTTTATAAAAATTTGCAATACAGTTAGATATAATCAATGAATCTGAAACCTCTTGTGTTTGACCTTCTCTTGGTTTATATCTTACTGCAAATCTAGCTTTTTTTGTTCCATCACTTAAATCAACTATTTTATATACACCTATTCTATTACCTTTTTTCTTTATATCTTTGTACCAGATAGCCCATCTATCATTCATAACACCTTGAATTTTATATTTATTATTCATTAATTATTCCTCCTATACCTTTCTTATTATAACTAGTTTTTTGGCAGCCCTAGTTGCGGCTGTATATAACCATCGTATATGTTCTTCTTTATCAAATGGAAAGCCCTCTTCTATAACCAAGACATTATCCCATTCACTACCTTGAGCCTTATGACATGTTATTGCATATCCATATGTAAAACTCAAAGGCATTGATTTCATGTATCTAACATTTTTACTCATTTTGTAATTTTCTTTAAAAGTTAATGTAGGCTCTCCCTCAAGTATCATTTTTTTATCCATTGTTAAACTATTGAACTTGGTAACGCCATCATCCGCATTAAAGTTAGCAATAACAGTAGGAATTTGTGATAATCTTCCATTTGTCATATATAGAGGTATCTTTAAAAAATTATTAAAACTATTTTCCAAATATCCAATTGTTCCATTTACAAGAGGTGATTTGTCTTCACTTAATATATCTCAATAATTTCTTAAACAAATAACTTTATCTCCATCTTCAGGATTATCTCCGCGGCCTAATAAATTTCTCATTTGCTTATTTAATGCTATTCTAGTTGCATTCGTAGAACAAATAATTTGGTCAGCCCACATAAGCATTCCTGTTGTTAATTCTTCTTTATCTAAAATTTGAACTTCTTTACCAACAAAATGATTTAATGGTTTACCTGCTCGCACATCCATTGTGAGTTTAATAATTTCACTTTGTTCCTCTTGACGCATAATTTCATCTAGGAATACGTGCGGAAAGTCAAGTAAATGATTATCTTCATCTTTGTTTATTGGCGGTAATTGACCTGGATCACCTAAACATATAATATGAACATTATATTTTGATAATTGCATTAATAATTCTTTAGGCACCATACTGCACTCATCTACGATAACTATTTTATAAGGGACTACCGCAACAGGTCTACGATAAAATGTTCCATCTGACCTTGGGAAGTATTCATATAATAGTTTATGTAGAGTGCTTACATTTTTATTACCTTTTTTTTGTAATACTTGAGTTGCTTTTCCAGTAAACGATGTATATACAACATCTTTATCTGGATCAACGCCGTCATCTTTTAGGGCGGCAATAATAAATTTAACCAAAGTTGACTTTCCAGTTCCCGCATAGCCTGATATAATAGTAGTCTTTTCACCGTCTCTGTATCTAGCTACTGCAAGATTTAAACCTTCAAGTTGTTTATCATTTAACTGAATCATTTGCTGCCCTCACTTTCATTTATATTATATTATATTTTTAAATATTTATCAACTAAAAATTATATTTACTTTGTCCTATAACTTCATAATCTTCAATAAGTATTTGTGGTGTAACATTTCCCATTCATTCATTTGCATTGCATTTACCCACAACATTTAATTCTATATATCCATCTGTTAATAATTTATCATATTCTTCTTGTGAACTACCAAATTTAATTAAACTAATTTTATTTGGTAAAGTTATTTTCAATGTTGGCTTTTTATCAGGACTCATCAAAGTTAAATTTTCTTTTACAACCTTTAAGTTTTCAATACAAATTAAACTTTCATCCATATCTTGTCCCCATATATCACTTAGGTTGGCTATATCTAAAATTGTGTTAGGTTGAACATCAACTCCTTTGAAAATATAATCAACATAATATAAAGGTTCACTTTGTAAATTTTTTAATGCTTTATCTGTTAATTCTATAAACTTATCAATATAAGATGATAAAATACTAATACCAAAAGCATTTTGATGTCCTTCCGCATATTCTACTAAACCGGTTTCTTGACATATATCTTTAAAATTTTCAATTCCTGATTTAGAATACCCACGCGCACTACCTCTATAATAAGTATCATAATAAGGTTGTGGTGGATTAGATGTTAATATCATATTTTGATTTAATACTTTTACTTTTGTTAGCATTAATACAGGTCTTTGATATTTAGCCATTATTTTATTGGCTATTAATCCTGCGATATTAGGATCGACTTGACCAGGTTCCAATAAAAATATTAACACTTTATGTTCCATCATATTATTTTCTTTAATTTGTTTTTCAACTAATTCCATACCAGCATCTTGAGCGCGAGTTTGTCTACTCTTAACATTTGTCGCACATCTTAAAGCTTGGTCAATTAATTTCTCTGTTTCACCTAATTTATGCCCACGTTTATTTGATAAAATAATTTCAAATGCTTTATTTTTTAACATTGACTTAAATAATAACTCTTTTTCTTCAAGAGTTCCACTTCTAACCATAGAGTTAACAAAAGGAACTATATAAAATGCTGCTCCAATAGGAGTTATTTTATTTCCTAATGAATATGAGTTTTTCTCTGCCATACCATATATAAATGGATTTTTAATATTTTCACTGCGGAAACCTTTAGTTATAATATGTTTGGTCTCGATTGAGCGTAAACTCATCATATCGCCGCAATTTCCTAAAGCAGCTAGGTCTATATACTCATCAGCATTATGACTTCCACGAAGTTTATCCATGTAGCGACAGAATTGTCATACAATTCCAGCACCTGATAGTTGTTTATTTGAATAATTAGATAATTGATTATTAATTGTTATTGCATCTTCTGAAACATGAGGTGCTTCGTGGTGGTCTAGAATAATTATCGTGCGACCTTCCGCTTTAAGTTGTTTATGATATTCATAATCATTACTTGCAGCATCGGGGATGATAATTACTTTAAAATCATTATCTTCTATATAATTCATACAATCGCTTAATCCGTGTGTTTTATCTTCATGCAAATAATATTTTAAATTATTATCAACAAAAGAAGGAAATAAATCATATAAATAGTTTATAAGTATTGCGGCAGATGTATAACCATCACAATCACAATCTACTAAAACTAAAACTTTTTCATTATTATTTATAGCTGATGCAAGTGCGGCAACCGCTGCTTTAAGGCTCTCTTCACCTAGCATTTCCGCATCTTCTATATCTGCATCTGTTGTATTTAAATAATGATGCATCTCACTTAATTTAATACCCCTATTTAATAATATTTGTTGAATAGGAGTAAGTGATGTATCCATATCTTTTATTAATTTATATCTCATTATCTCACCTTCCTATGCTCAGAAAAGTCTCGATAATTTAACGCTTCAATCATTCCATCTTCTAATCTTTTGATTATCATTGCTTCTTTTATAATATTTGGATCTAGGGTATCCAATATAAAATCTTGACTATTATCATTAACAAAGCCACAGAATTCATAAACAGGATGCTCCCATCTTTTACACCATAATTCTAATTTTTCCATTTCATTCTTCTCCTATTCTAAACTAAATCTTTTATTATATAATTCCATGAATACTTCTTTTCCCCTGTCAATAGGAGCGTCTTTGTACCCTAAAAGATTTTCTTTATCAAATATATAACTTACTTTTACATATTTACTATATTTTTTATTTATATCTTTTAATTTTTTAATCCAACCTTCATGTTCTTTATCTCCAAGTTTTTGAAACTGTTTATCAAAAGCAATAATCATTTCTTCAACTCCGAGGTCTAATAATAATTGAACTTGATAGCTAGATAATGAACTTCCGCACACAGCCACAGATATATCATTCTCTTGTCCAAAATAGCTAGGGAATAATAAACAACTTTTTTCACCCTCAAAAACAATTACTTTTTTAATTTTTTTAATATTTTCTTTACTAAAATTAATATTATATAAATTAAATCCTAAAGAGTGATTATACATTTGTTTGTTTAAATACATGGGTCTATATTTACCATATATTTCATTTTCTTTAATTAATGTTCTTTCTCTTATTCCTACTAATCTATTTTCTATATCATAGTGCGGGATTACAATAGCTTGAGATGAGGGATTATAACATATATTATGATATTGCATTACTTCTTTAGTTATACCCTCAGCCTCCCAGGGTAGTATGCGGGGATGCGGTAGAAAGGATAAAATCTTATCATCATAAAATTTTATCTCTATCTTTCTTTCGCTATCCTCATCTTTTAAATTTTTATTATATCTATTAAAAATTTGCCAATCAGATAGTTTATCTTTATCGTCTGGAAAATTTTTATTTTCTACGCTTAAATTAAAATAATTGATTATATAATTAACCGCTTTAGGTAATGAGAATGTGCGGCCGCCGGTTGATTGAACTTTAACCACGAGTTGAAATATATCAAAGGTATCGCTACATTCTGTATAACAACGAAATAATTTTGTATTATCATAATAATATAATTTATGACTATCGCCGCCGTGACAGATTGTACGACACATGATTAAATCATCTTTCATCACCGGGTCTGCACCCAATGATATTAATAAATCAAATACTTGGTCAATAGATAAATTATTTTTAATCTCTTCTAACCGTTCTTTTTCATCCATTGCCGCAACCTCCTTTCCTAGAATGCACTAGCAGATATACTTGGATTAATTTTAATTTTTAAATCAGGTAAATCAACTAATTCATATTGATATGTTGTAGCAAACATAGGTTCAATTCTACAAGTACCTCTATCTCCTTTACACCACAACAATATATCTTTATATTGTCCACGTCTATTTTTATAAACTGACATTTTTATAATTGGTTCAGGGAAGCCCTGTTTTATTAATATTGGTTTTAATGCTTCTTTATCTTCTTGACTAGTTTGTAACATAATCGCACCATAATCAATTTTATCCGCAATAGACTTAGCACCACGCAATAAGTTTTGGTCATATTGTTGAGCTGTTGTGTACTCTGCATTTAGCTGAGTAGAGGTCATAATGAATACACCATATTCATTACATAAATCTTTTAATCTTATTGCTATCATAAATAATACATTATCTTCTCTCAAACCTTTTATTCCTGCTTTAGATGATACTTCACCTAAAATCTTTAATGAGGTATGTAGATAATCAAAGAATACATATCTAACACCCCACTCATGAATACCATACTTAATTGCATTTTCAATATCTTGCAAACTAAAATCAGGTAATCTTTTTATATGTAATGGAGAATTCTTAATAAGGTTTGCCGCATGCATAACACGCTCAAACTCGTCTCCTTCATAATGATTATATATAATATGAGATTCATTTACATTTGATAAGAATGCTAACATCATTGTTTGAATTTCATCTACTTCTTGCTCGGTTGTTATAAATAAAGTTGGTTCTTTTGTTCCATTAACTTCCCATTTATTAGTTTCGGCGTTCCATATTTCATCACATGCTATGTTACAAGCGTCAGCGATCATCGCCCTTGTTTTTCCAACACCGGTTGCCGCACTACGAAGATATAATTTCTTTAATCTTGCACCTCTTGTAACTGTATTAACTAGAGGTCCATATAATGGATATCCAACCTCAGGATTTTTTTGTAATCTTTCAACAAGGTCTACAATTCCTTCTCCTGCTTGAACATATTCCTCATCAGTTCCATCTACATATTTTAATTTTATATCAACAATTTTTTTATCTATTTTTTCAGCAATATCTTCAAGAGAGGTATTATCTAACCAATCTTCTTGAGCTTGCTTCTTCTTACTATCTAATATATCATCTGGGTCATATAACCATTTTAAATCTAATCCTGCATTATCATACATTCTTAATAAAGTCATTTTCTTAACTCTATTATAATAGTAATCAAAAGTCGCTAATTGAACTATTTCACTTAATTTTTTAAGATACTCTTGTCCATTGTTACTTTGATATATTCCGTATGATTTAGGACGGTTATATAAATAATCTTCTATTGTGTTAATATTTATTTCTTTTGCTCCAAGAGCATGTAAATTATAAATAGTTCCAAATATAATTTTATGAAATTCATTAGGAAAATCTTCTTCATAAAATTTATATTTTTCATTATCTAATATTCCTGGATTCAAATATATATTACCTATAACTTGCACAATAGCTGGAACATCTACATACTTACTCATTTTCATCTTCCTCCCCTATATTAAATAATCGTGGCGGCTGCACATAGACTTGCGGCGGAGCGATTTCAACAATCTCTACCTTAGTCTTATAATGCTCTAAATCTTTATTTTCATTTACCATTTGTGCAACGAATAAACCATAATAATAAGTTCGAGCATCATTGTATATATAGGGTAAAATACCAATTCCGCCATTTGTACCCTCTAGCGTGTTCTTTTTTATATCGAACCACCATTTTAGTGCTTTCAACATTCCACTATATGTAAAATTATAAGCTTTCTTATAATCTGTTATCTGTCTGGAGATTTTTGCGGGAACTGTTGTATAGCCAAATTTTTGTTTAACATAAGCAACAAGTTCTTCATAATCTTTTTCATCTTGAGTTTTACCAGCTTGGGCTTGCTCATGACAAGATTTATGGGCATATCTTCTAGCATTAACCGCAACTCATTCTTCTTTGTTTCTATCAAATTGCTGATTACAATAGAAACATTTTGCAAGTAGCTTTGCCATTTCCGCACCTCCCTTTGTGTATCTATATCTATAAATATTATACTACTTATTTTATAATAAATCAAAAAAAGACGCATAGATCTGCGTCTAATATTATTTTTCTAATTCTTTTAGTTCATCAACAATTAAAGACAATGCTTCAACTTGTTCTCTTGAACATTGGCTAACTTTATTTCCTCTTCCTAGATATTTATCTGTAATTTGAGTTATTTTTGGAGAGTATTCAGCTTGGAATACATCTTCACTATTAGCCTTTTTAATTAATCTATTAATTACATCTTGAAAATCTAACATTAATTTATCAAAATCTAAATCATTAGAATTTTTTAAATATAAATTGCTTTTTTCATCAGTAAAGTATTGTTGTCCATCTTCTTTAGCTTGAGCGTCAATAGCATTTGCAATAGCATTTGTTAAGTTTTCATAACTAAATTCAATATAATCTGGGGTATATTTAAATCTTGATCCCGCCATATATCTATTAGTTCCTCTCATGAATAGCATTGTTTTTTCTCCAGCGTCAGTATCAACTATTCTAGAGTATCCAATGATATCTGCCATTCTAGAAACAATATTTGTTGCTCTCTTATCTAATGTAGGAACTATTTGATTATATTCCTCACCATTTTCATTTTTAAATGTTTTATCGGTTGCATGAGAGATAACAACAAGACCATAATCTAATTGAACAATACTTCTTAAACATTCATCAAACTCTTGTCCAACCATACCATATCCCTTACCATAAGGAATATCACTTACTGAATCTACACCATAACTACCATCAGGGCGTTTAGCATTATCACAAATATATTTTGTGCAATAATCATAGGCGATATCCGCAGTATCTATAATTATTGTTTCAAATTTTTGTTTGATTTCATCTTTTTTTAATTCTCTTAAAACACTTCTAAATTCTGACCACTTATTAATAGGTTGAGCCATAATTCCTGGAATTGCATTATAACCCTTTTCAAAAGCTAGTAATAGAGCCTTTGGAAAGTGAGAGGCTGTTGTAGTCTTCCCACTTTTTGGTTCTCCATAAAAGAATACTGAATATCCTTTTAGATTGCGGCTTACCTTATGTGGTTCTATATTTAATAAATCTATAGCCATAAGGTTCTCCTATTAAAAATTAAATTCTGCTGTTTTAGTTGCTGTTGTAGCATTTGTAGATGCTGGTGTTGTTCCAGCTGCACGACTAGCTTTATATTCCTCTGCTCTCTTCTTTACATCTGCTAAATATACTTCTCTATTTTGAGCTGCTTTAGTTAATTCTTCTGCAGTTAAGATATTTTCATCACCAAAGTCATAAGGTACTTTTGCAGTTCCTGTGATAACCCATTCTTTATTTGTGTTTCTATATGTTCTAACTGCTGCTTCTCCAAATGCACTTTCAACTTCTTGAGTCGTAGTTTTAGTTTCAGATATAATCTTTCCCCAAACTCTTGTATATACTGGTTCAGAACCAGATACACCTAATCCATCAAAATATTTAATACCTTGTTCATTTTCTACTTTAAATTCAACAGGTAGTAAATCATTTCTAAAGTTGAAGATTGCTCCTTTAACTAATGCATGTTCTTTAATATTTTTCTCATCATCTTTATCTACGTGAGTTACATTAGTGATAACCATGTCAACTGAGAATGTATTTCTTTGAGCTACTTCTCCTAATTCATTAACAATAGTTACAAATCCACCTTCATTTGTCTTTGCAGATACTAATTCATCATTATTATTATAGAAATCATTTAATGCTAATGCAGTATCAATTCTAACTTTTGTAGCTGCATCTTTACCAACTGTAACCCAAGTTTTATTTTCATCAATAATTTTCTTTAAGGTTGCATATGTTGCATTCTTAGCTCCACTCTTATTAGTTTCAGTTACATAAGTGAAGTGAACTTTGATAACATTTAATCCTTCTTCATCAGTTGCAACTTCAATATTACCAGCGATAAAATCTTTTCCAAAATTTTCTGATGCTTGATTTTGAACTTGCTTAACTGTTAAATCATGTTGATAAATTCTACCTTCGATTCTCTCTGTGTTTTGTGCTTTCCTCATTTCTTTTTCTCCTTTTCTTTAATTTTCTTTTCAAATAATTCTAAAATCTTAATTTTTTTATTTATCTTTATGATTTACAATTATTCTCATAATAATTATACCAAAAAATTTCACAGATGTCAAATCCGTGCATCATCTCAGTTTTAGAATTTATTTTTCTCATACATATATATTATATAAAAAAAATAAATAGTTATCAAAACCATTTATTTATTTCCAGATTGACTATTATAACCATATAAGTCAGATTGATACATTTGTATATAAAATCTTTCTTTTTCATTAAGTTGATCGCGGCTGCATTTTTCTAAGACCTCAAAAGAAAAGTTCTCAAGTCCATCTTCTATCATCGCCTTATATAATTTATTATTGACAGGAGTGTCTATGCCTAACCCTGCTTTAGCATGATTTTTCCAACGGTCTGCAATAGATACGGCTTGACCTATATAACATATATCATTTAATTGATTTGTAATTTTATATATGCCGCACACTTCTGCGGTGGCCGCACCTAAGACATTTGCACAGACTTGGTTCATGGGTTTTTGATAATAACTTTGTCATATAAGCATACGCAAGATACGAGGATTATTTAATTTATATTCTATATCTCGTAGAACTTTTGCATCTTTAAGGTCAGCTTCTGGAACCTGTGGACAATAGAATGCTTTTTTATTCTTAATTTCTTGCTCTTTTAATTGAGCGTTCATTGCGGCAGCTCGAGTTGATGAAATTTTTTCGAGGTCTTTCTTGATTTTATTTGTTTCCGCCATCAAGTTTTTTTGTATTTCATCATAAGCCTCTTGTAATGATTCAATAGCTTCATCATATTCTTTTTCAGTGTTAAAATATTGCTTATCTAAAGATTCACAATACTGGGTAAAAGCGTCATAGGCGGCCGCATTTATATCCTTTGTAATATCAGTTATTTTTTCTAACTCTTTACTTTTTTCTAATTTTGAATTATTTAAAGTATGTATATCTTCAGTAATTAAATCTCTTTCTCTTCTTAAATTTTCATTATAATCTTCTATATCTTTATTAACTTCATAAATTTTTCATTTTTTAAATATTAATATTACAAATAGAATACAACACATTATACCCAAAAATATAGTTATAACATCTTGCATAAAATCTCCTAACAAAAAAGATTGAACTATCATTCAATCTTTAAAAACTTAATTTATAATTATTCAGCTTCTTCTACAGCTTCTGGGTCAAAGCTTTCTCCTTCAGCAGTAAGTTTGATTAATTTGATAGCTTTATGAGTACCATCTGGTAATTCCATTTCTGCTGGAACTCTTTCCATTAATCCTTTTCTTTGGAATGCTGATGTAACAATACCATTTACGCTTCTAACTGCTAATCCTGTTCCTTCAGCGATATCGTTAGCTGTAATGTTTTCATTTCCATGTGCTTTAACATAATCAAATACTAATTTACTATTAGGTTTTAACATAATCTTCTTGTCTCCTTCTCTTTTCTTTTATTTTTCTTTTTTTTATATGAATATTATAACTAAAAATTTTAATCTTTTCAATGAAATTTTTCATCTAAGCAATCACTAATTGCTAATATATCCTCGAGTGAAAGATGCTCGGTTAGTTCTTCAAGACGATTAATAATAGTTTGGTCTTGAGAATTTTCTTGATATTGCAATTCTAATTCATAAAATAATTTAGCTATTTCTTCAATTTCTTTATCTTTCATACTAATATTATATACAAAAATTTTTACTATATCAATGTATTAAAACATTAATCGTAATTCTTCCTCTGTTATAATTGGAATATTCATTTGTTTTGCGGCGATATTTTTACTAGAAGTGCTAGTTATATCATTATTTACAAGATAATTAACTTTGCTACTCATTGAACCAACGACTTTTCCACCATTATTTTCAATATCAGCTTTTAATTCATCTCTATTTTTATATATATGAACCTTACCTGTAACACAGAATGTTAAGCCTTCTAATTTATTTCCGCCATCTTTTTGTATATCCTCTTGAATATTTAGAGCTTGATTGACTACTTCATCAATTTCACTATAATCAAAACTTAATAAAGCATCTTTCATTGCTTCACCAAACCCGGCATATTCAGTAAAATCAAAACCTGAATTAATTTTTTCTTTAAATTCATCATAGGTTTTAATATATTTACACAATTCTTTTGCAACAGTTCTACCGATTAACGGGATACCTGCTGCCGCAATTACTGCTTCAAGTGTTGTGTTTTTACTATTTTGGATGGCTTCCAAGATCCTCTCTACTGACTTCTCACCGAATCCAGCTTTGTTTTTCCATTCATTTGACTTGTTTTCTAAATTATATATATCTATATAACTAGAAATCCAGCCCCAGTTTATAAGTTTCTCGAGAGTTGCCGTTGAAAGCCCTTTTATATCTAAACCGCGTTTACCACAAAAATGGTCAAGGCGATTTATAAACTTTCCTTCACAATGAGGATTTGTGCAATATAGCATCTCACTATCATTGTCTTTTCTTATTTCAGTATTGCCGCCACATATTGGACAGACCTCAGGAATTTCTATGACACTTGCTTTTTCAGCGTCATAAGGTAATACTTTTGATATTTGAGGTATAATCATATTTGCTTTATATACCATTACTTTAGTGTTTTGATATTTTATTCCTAATTCTTTCATAATACTGATATTATGTAAACTTGCTCTTGATACTTCAGTTCCATCTATTTCAATAGGGTCTAATATAGCAACTGGAGTTAAGACTCCAGTTCTACCCATTGTCCATTCAACATCTAATAAAGTTGTTTCATATTCTTCATCGTAAAATTTATAAGCCATACCACCTTTAAAATGATGGTCTGTGCGGCCTGCGGCTATATAATCTGTGCATAGATTATACTTAAATACAAGTCCATCAATAGGATAGCCTAATTTTTTTGACTTTTCTGTAACATATGAAATAGAATTTTCTATATCACTATCACAAATATAAGGAACTATTGTAAAATTTAGATTGTATTTTAACATAATTAATTTACTTGATAATGTTTCAATATCCTCTAAACCTTTTACAACATCCCAGGCTACGAATGTTAGTTTTCTCATTGCACTTTCTTTGCTATCTAACAACCTAATACTTCCTGAAGCAAAATTTCTTGGATTTTTATATTCTGCCTCAAAATCTTTAAAATCATTATAAGTGCAAATAATTTCTCCATCAACAATTAATTCATCTTTAAAATCAATTCTATGAGGAATATTTTTGACTTGTAAAGCATTATGAAGAATATCCTCTCCAACAATACCATTTCCGCGGGTTTCCGCAGACACTAATTTGCCATCAAGATAACGCAATGAACAAGTTAATCCATCCATTTTAGCCATAGCAAGATGTGTTTTATTTCCTATGAATGACTTAATTACATCTTTATCTTTTGTTTTATCAAGAGATAACATAGGATGATTGTGAGTAACTTTATTTAATTGATTGACTACTTGAAAGTTTACATTTTGAGTTGGACTATCTCCATAATATATTCCAGTTTCATTTTCTAATTTTTGTAACTCAAAATACATATCATCCCATTCTTGGTCTGATATTTCTGGTCTACCTTCATCATAAAGTTTTGTGTAGTAGTTTAATTTATCAATCAATTTTTGTATTTTTTCTTCCATACACAATCTCCTTTTATTTACATTATTATTATACTATATTTTTTTATGATAGTCAATAAAAAAAATTGTTATAATCTAACAATTTTTTTTACTTCGTTTTTAATTAATTTATTTCCAATAGTAGTTCTTGCTTGGGTTGGTAATTCACTAACCTCAACACATATGCTATTAGGGGATCCGATTAATAGCAAACTATCTCCTGTTTTAACTATTGCGGCACCAGCAATGGTTTGACCTAATTTAACTCCTTTTCCACCTCTACCCTGAAGTGTAAAATCATCTAGTGGAGTTATTTTACCATAACCATTTGTTCCTACAATAGCAACGCCTAAACAATTCTTTTCAATAGGGAAACTACTTATAACTTCGTCTCCGTCTATTAAATTAATTCCTTTTACACCAGATGTCACTCTACCAATAGGCGCAATATTACTTGTTTCAAATCTAATAGCCATACCCTGTTTAGTAGCAATCATGAATTCTTCATCATTCATAAATACTACATTTGCAATACTGTCGCCTTCTTTAAGTTTAATAGCTTGAGTTCCTGTTGATTTTTTAATTGATTTATATTCACTCATTAATGTCTTTTTAAATAATCCTTGTTTAGTAATAAATACTACATAGTTTGCGGCGTTGTCTCTATCTAAACTACATGCGGCAATCACTTTTTCATCTGCGTCCATATTAATTAGACTAGCTAGATTTTGACCTTTTGAAGCATTTGTTCCAATAGGAAGTTTATCTACTAATATTTTATACATTTTACCTTTATTTGTAAATACTAATAAGTTATCAATAGTATTAGTCATGATTGCGGCAAGTATTGTATCATCTTCAGATTTTACACCCTTTCCACCACGTCTCTGCGTTCTAAAACTAGATTTAGCAATTCGTTTTACTTCTCCTGTTTGAGTTACCATAACAACAACATCTTCAGGAATGACTGTGGCAACCTCTTTATCTTCTTTTGGAAGTTCGATTTGTGCCAATTCAGTTCTTCTAGCATCTCCATATTTCTTAACCAAATCAGATAATCTATTTCTAATAATTTCAGTTTGTTTGTCTTTTGAGCTTAATATATTATTATATTCTGCAACATCTGTAATTAATTGTTTCTTTTCATCATTTAATTCTATTTTTTCTAATTTAGCAAGAGAGCCTAATCTCATGGCTACAATAGATTTAGCTTGTGGTTCAGTAAATTTATATTCTTTTACTAATCCTTCTTTTGCGGCAGTACTTGATTCAGATTTCTTGATGAAGGCAATTATATTATCAATGTCTTCTAATGCTTTTAACAAGCCCTCTACAATCTCTAAGCGGGCTTCCGCAGCTTTTTTATCAAATTCAGTTTCTTTAACTAAACAATTAATATTATGTTCTAAATATATTTTTATACAATCTTTTAAATTAACTTCTGTTGGAGTTTTATTTATCAAAGCAACCTGATTATAAGAAAAACTACTTTGTAAATCAGTTTTTAAGAATAATTTATTTGCTACTGCATCTGGATTAACATTTTTTCCACATTCAATAACTATTCTTAAACCTTTTTTATTACTTTCATTTCTAATATTTACAATTTCAGGAATTTCTTCTTCAGCAACTTTACCTATTTCCGCAATTAAAGCCTCAGTAGATGTTCCATACGGTATTTCATAAAATACAATATTTTGTTTTTCTACTTTATATCTACCTCTAACTTTAACACTACCATGTCCTGTTTTCATAATCATTGGAATATCATTTTTATTAATAACAATTCCACCTGTTGGAAAATCTGGACCAGGTAACATAGGTTCTTTACCATCTATGTAATCATATATTGCTTGAGCTACTTCACCTAAATTATGTGGGGCAAAGTTACAAGCCATTGCAACACCAATACCTGTGTTTGGATTACATAATAAGTTAGGGAATATTGCGGGTAGTGTAATAGGCTCTTCTGCGTCCTCAGAATAGTTAGGGATGAAATCAACATTTTTCTTTTTTATTCCCTTAAGCATTCCATCTTCCGCAATTTTTGCTAATCTTGCCTCAGTATAACGCATATGAGCTGGTCCATCACCATCAATATTACCATTAGAACCATGCCAATCTATAAGCGGGTATCTCATAACCCAAGGTTGAGACAACCTTACAAGAGCTCCATATATAGATGAATCTCCATGTGGGTGATATGTACCCATTACATCTCCAACTATTTTTGCAGATTTAACATGCGGTTTACTAAAAGTATAACCTTTTTCAAAAGCACTCCATAAAATTCTACGAGCTACTGGTTTAAGACCACATGCTGAGTCAGGAATTGCACGATCTGAGTTAACAGCAACTGCATATTCAATAAAGTTGGTGCTTAATTCATTTAATAAATCATTATTCTGCATTGTACAATCCTCCTTCCGCACTATGTTCTTTTATAAATTCTTTTCTTGGAATAACTTTTGTTCCCATTAAATCATCAAATAATTCATCTGCCGCCTCTACATCTTCAACAGTGATTTGTTTGATAATTCTATTATTTGGGTCTGTAAGTGTTTCTTCTGTTTCATCAACAGACATTTCACCAAGACCTTTCATACGATTTACTTGAATTTTTTTATCACCTATTGTTTTCTTATATGCTTCAAGTTCTTCATCGTTTTTTATATATTTATATTCTTTACCTATTGTTACTTTATATAATGGTGGAACTCCTGCATAAATATATCCATCTTGAATTAATTGTGGACAAAAGTTCCATATAAAAGTATAAAATAAATTTTTGATATGGGCGCCATCGACATCCGCATCAGATTCAATAATTATCTTACCATATCTAAGACTACTCTTGTCATAAGTAACTTGCATTGTCTTTGTATCAATATATAATCCAAAAGCATCTATCATTGTCATAATCTCTGCGTTCTTTTGAATTTGTGCTAATGTTGCTTTTTGACAGTTAAGTATCTTACCACGAACAGGCATTACCGCCTGAAATTCATTATTACGGGCAGACTTTAAGTTTCCACTGGCTGAATCACCCTCTGTAATGTAAATTTCACATTTACTTCTATCTTTTGAGTAACAATCAGCAAGTTTACTATCAAATTTTAATGCCTTTTCTTTTTTCTTATTACTTTCTCTAACTCTTTCACGAGCTGATTTAGCTGCCTCTCTTGCTTTTCGAGCAGCCGCCGCTTTATCAAATATTATTTTTATTTCTTTTTCATTATTTGCTAACCAATATTGTAAGTTTGTTGCAATAACAGTAGCAAAATTACTCATATCTAATTTGGTTACAGTTGATTTAACTTGTGCATCATATGCAACATTAGGGGCTGTGATATTAAATACAATATACATACCCTCTTGTATATCATCACCTGTTAAATTTTCTTCTTTATCTTTTAACCATTTTTTATCTTTAAAGAATTTATTAAATTCTCTTGTAATTATAGATTTAACTTG